CCCTTCATAGGACATATTCAATTCTTCTGCAATACGTTCAAGCGGTATTCCCTTGCTTCTTAGTTCAAATACTTGTACTTCGTTCCCTACAAAATTACATTGCTCCCTAAAGTGTTCCAATTCAGGAACCGTAAAGTCTGATACCACCATACTACCATCCCCCTGCCGTGAGTGTATCATTTCCGGCGAGGGGATAATAGTTTTATTTGTAGTGGTTTATAAATAGAACCTACTTCTTTACATACTTGCTACCATTCCATACGGGTTTCTTCTTCCAAGGCTGTCCTTTCTCTTCTCCATAAGTAACCCATATCTTATTAGCTTCATCCTGTGAATACTTACCATTATTCAGGTAATCAATAACCTCATCCTGTTTCAATGATCCGTTGCTATCCGTATCCATCTTCTTATATGTGTTATTAAATGTCTGAGGTGTAAGTGATGAATCCTGATTGATAGCGTATGCGTATGTATACATTTCAGACTTACTATAATCAAGTTCCACTAACTTAGGTAAGTCTTTTTCAAACTTAACAGACTGTGAGCCTGCCCTATCCATAAACTTCTGATACTGTTGTGTCTGCACCTGGCCTGATTTATTAACAAGCCCTGCGTCCTGTGCTTTCTTACGATCCTGCATAGCCTGTTCTGCTTCGGCCTTTGAACCATACGATTGGTAGGTAGACAGTTTCATACTAGCGCCATACTTAGCATTAAGCTCGTCAAGGTCTTTCTTATCCTGTGCAGCTTTATCGGATAACTGTTGTGCTTTTGCCGTATCACCATCTGCAAGAGCCTGCTTGATTTCTTTATGAGCGTTCGTGCTTGCTGATAATCCCGTTTCCTCGGTTATCTTTTTGCCTGCTTCGTCTCCATTCCACTTGTTAAGAAGTCCCGGTATACCTTCGCTCTGATATGTTTCTAAATCTTTACTACTGCTATCGAGCTTATCAACGGAGTCTTTACCTATCTTATCAACAAGCGTATTAACCTTCTTGAGTATCTCGGTCTGCTTGGAAGCATCAAGGTTATTAAACCAGTCTTCCTTGGTCAATGCATCACGAATAGCGTACTGCGCTTCACCTGATGTCTTTCTGTAAGTAGCCATTTCTTCAGGATTAAGTCTTTCGCCATTTGCTTTAACCTGGCTTTTCCATGAAGCAAAAACATCTTTATTCATAATAGGCAACTGCTTGCCTTCTTCGTTTGGTTCGCCTAAAGCATAATAAGCATTACGCGCTGACTCGTCTGCTGCCGTCGTGTTTATATCCCTTAAATATCCAGGCGATAATGCCTGATACAGTAAACCTCTAATGGGATCATTCCAAGGACTGTTGCTCTGCGTCCTTCCATAAGAATCATAGTAAGGATTATTCAGCATTGATAGACCAGGTAACTTATTCATTAACTTACGGCCTTGTTTTTCAAGACTTCCAGTAAAGGAATATGGGTCTTTTACCGTATCTGTTGCCCTTCTTGTATTGTCTACCGTCCTTGCTATCTGTCCTGCTACTGTAGGAACTCCCTGTGTCAGATAACCAAGCCCCGCATTAAAGAGTAATGAAGCAAGTACACTACCTTTACCCCCGTCATTATTGTATTTATTAGCGTTAGCAGCCGACTCTACAATGTTCTGAACACCTTGCATCATGGATGTTTCTAAGAACGGGTCAAGAATTGCATTAACTGTACCCAGCAACTCATCCATATTCTCGTACATCTTCTTATCTAATAAGCCGTTGCGATCCTTTATCTTGGATATTTCTGCGCCCATAAGCAAAGGCATTACTGCGGGAGCCGCCCAATCAAGGGTGTATGTCTTACCGTTAATGGTAATGGAATAATCCTGCTTGCCTTCAAGGTCATCCTGCCACTTTTCATCATCGTTACTTGAATTAAGTATGCCATGATTCTTCAAGAAATATCCAAGCACTGCGAGTCCTGAACCCGTTAATGTCTTCGACCAACTATCAAGTACGTCGGCGGCAAGAGATTTATTTACTTCCTTTTCCTTGCCTGTGATCTTGCTTTTTTTAGTATAGGTTTCTTCCAGGTTTCCTTTGCGACTTCCCGTATTTTCATATATAAGTTTGTTCGTTTCGGCAATACTCTTAATGGCACCAAACGGGCTATACTCGAAGCCACTCCGTAAAATATTGGCAGGAGTCCTTTTAAAAGGCACAAGACCTTCAATGATTGCCTTTCCCGGACCAGGGGCGGTATTAGACATTTTAGTAAGCCATTTAGCAACCGCATTTTCCTCATGGAATGTGGCGTATTCTGCCTGTTTAACGGCGTAATCCCTTGCCTTTTCAAGTAGATCATGTGTACTTCTAAGACTGTCTAACTCTGCTCTTTCTGCATCATTTAACAATCTTGAACGGCTCATGTACTGCAATTCGCGGTATCTGTCGTCAGCATCAAAGGTGCTTTCATCAAGGCCGTTAGCCTTCATATATCCTGCTAACGAGGTAGAGTATTTCTTCTTAACGGCACTGGTATCGCTTATTCCTCTGTCTGTGGCAGCTTCGTAAAGCCTTAACAGTTTACTATTAAATACAGACTTCTGTTGTTTAATGGCATCCTTTGTACCCTTTTCATACTTGGTACCACTTATTTCAGAATATCTGTGAGCTTCTCCGTCTTCTCCTGCCGCCTTAATCAATGCCCGGTCTTCAACAGGGTTAAGGAAAGTCTTAGTCCTCTGTATGCCTTCACCACCTAAAGCCTTTGAAAGCCTATCGGTTCCTGCTTCTAAAGCCGCCGCAAGATTATTAGATACACCCGTAACCGCACTAAACATCTTGTTGCCTACCCAGTTACGAACCATTGTTTTAGGGTTGCCAAGCATAGCCAAGTAACGCCATGACTCAAACTTTTCAAAAGGTGTGGCGTCTTCTGATACCGCTTCATCCGCTATCAGCTTATAGGCTGCCGTCTTTAAATCAAACGCCTGCTTACTGTTAGGGTCAAACCTATTAGCGTATGTAAACAAGTCTGTTACTTGCTGTTGTGTTTCAGGGCTGATACCAAACTTGCCTGTTGCCATCTTGGTATTTAAGGCTTCCGATAATTCCTGTTTGGTCGCACCATTCTGTATAAGGTTGGCAATGTAATTAACATCATCATCGGTAAACTCACCCGTCCTTGCCATTTCCTTATCAAGTGTAGTTCTTACCTCATTCCTTATCTCGTCTAATGTAGGTGGCTCCTTAACTGCAGGCTCCTGTGCAACGAGATCATCAAGTGCGTTCTTCAGTTTCTGGTTAATCGGATACTTAGGCTGAGTGCTTTCATCAAGCGTGTACCATTCACCCGTCGATAACTTATGCTCTATCTCGTCTGTTATCTGCCATACAGGAACCTTATTCTCTGCCCAATTAGTTAATACCTCAATGTCATTGTCATTAAAGTAGTTATCAATACTACCGAACTCTTTAGCAAGTACGTTCTTAACACCCTGTTTAACTTGCTCATGGGTCTTCTCTGCGGTAGTCTTGTTACGCATAGAGCTATCAACACCCATCTGTTCAAGGGCTTTTGCTATACGTCCGTTAAGCTCAACCTTCTGCTTGTTCTGTGATTTCCAACCCTTAACAGGCTCATGCAGTATACCTTCACCATTTGCTATGGCTCCTTCTGCAGTATTGTTCCACTTCTTAAACGCCTGTATGGTCTGTCCGTAAAGGGTTCCTGCCTGTCTTAACTTGCTGAACAGGAGATTCCTCTGTGCTTCAAGGCTTGTATCCCCGGCATCAATCTTGTTCGCCATGTCAGTAAGGAGTATCATTGCCCTGTCTACATCAAGGTCTGTAGTAATGGAACGCTTACCACTTGTATATTCATTAAGCAAGTTATTCCCATCATTGATTATATCTTCCTTGGCCTGATTATAAGTCAAGTCATTATTGGCCTTGGCATACTTGTTAATCTCACTGATGATAGGGTCACTGTCTATCTGCTCCCGTGTGTATACATTAGAGTTAACTGCGGTATTGGTTCCGACCTTAGACCTACCTTCCTTATCTGACCTTGGTAAATCATCAAAAAACGACCTTCTAGGCGGTTCAGGGGGAATACTACCATCTGTTTCAGTATTGACTTTTTCATTACCCTGTCGTATCTTAGAATTAAAGATAGGGTCGGCTTGTGAGTTCAGCTCGGACAATTGCAGTCCGGTGCCAGAGAGCGCATTAGCAACCCTTTCTTTATTTTCAAAATCTTTTGTTAATTTGTCGTCTGTCTTTGCTTCTATCGCAGGCATTACAACAGCGTTCTTGGGTGGAGTCTTATCCCCTGTCTCTGCCACATAAAGGATAGTCTTCCTTGCACCATTAGGCATAGTAACAGTATCGTCTTTAAGTACAGTCCAAGATGCTTTGCTAGATGAGAGGATTTCATTTTCCCCTTGCATATTCACAAAGTTGATAGGCGTACTTGTCCTGTTTTGATTACATACTATCTCTATTGAATCGTATGTATTATCCCCCATATGAGAATAGAGCCTGGATACTGCGGGGTCACTTGCCCAAGAAGAAGGCTTTCCAAGAGTAATTGTACCGCCTTCATGTACCTGACGCATAAAGTTATCGTACTCAGGATCGCCAACCTCAAAGTGCATACCACGGGATATCTGTCCATTGTATGTCGGAGCATTATCAACATAGTCATCCAATACCTTGGCGTCTGCTTTGCTTCCTTCCCCGGTCACGAACGTAGATAATGCCTTATAGTAATCATCTGCTTTTGCATCATCTGCTCCCGTGTATTCCTTTATCATGCCACGGCGCATCTGCTCATAGTCGCCGTTATACTTGTCATTAAGCTCTGCCTTGTCATAGTCATTGACATTAACCTGGTTCTTTGTGGGAGTAGGATTTCCATTGCTTTCCATCTTTGTAAGGTAATCAGATACGGCATCGTCTAACTTGCCTGCCTTAAAGGCTTTGCCCGCTTCTATCATGTCCTTATAATAGCCACCATCAACAAGCATACGAGCCTTGTCTATAGGTTCAGCATTGGCAAAGGTATCCCTTAACTCGGTAATATAATCGTTGGCTTTAAGAGAATCCTGTAAGACTTGTGTTTCCTGTGGAGTAAGCGCTCTATCAGGTGATTCCACTTCAGGTAACTTCTCCCCTTCAACTTTAGCAGGAGACTTGACATTAAGCTGAGCTTCTTCTGCTAATGCTTTGGCGTCAACGGCACCACGGTTATTCATGGAAGCGTACTTACCTAATGCCTTAACGTCAGATACTAATTCAGGAAGGTTACGAACACCACGCATAACACCACCAAAAGCAGCGCCGGATAATCCTGATAATGCCAAATCCTTTAAGGTATCTGTGGTAGCCTTAGAGGTAGCTTCCTCATCAGACATACCCTGCGATACATAGTAGTCGTGCAATGACGCAAGCTGAGACTTATCCTTATTCATAAGGGAATCTACGAGAAGGTTAAATGAATCTTCTGCTACATTCTCAGCACCTTCTATTCCCATACCCTGTAATACACCACCAAGTGCGGTCTTAGCCTGTGAATTAACGGCCTTATCAAGTCCTACCTTGTTCATAAAACCTGATGCCACGCCTGATAAAGCGCCTGTCCTAGCTGCCTTAGTGGGGTCAACACCACGTTCAAGGGCGTTCATGTTCTGACGGGCTGCTGTCTGTGCGCCTAATGATGCCGTACCCAATACAGGAATAGCAGAAGCAAACGCCATATCACCAAGGCTTGTAGCTATATCATATGCGCCCTTACCTACACCAGTCTTTATGTTATTATCCTTAACGGCCTGCTTGATACCTTCCTTTGCTCTTGTTCCTGTAAAGTTGGTGTCATCTGCTGACTGTGCTTTGTACTTATCAGAAACAAAAGGAAGTGCGCTCAACATGGATGCGCCACCTTCTATCATAGCCTGCGGTGTATACACACCCTGTAATAAAGTACCTAACACAGGATGTTTAGATGCAAACTTAACCGCATCGTTGACTTCTTCATTGGCTTCTTTCTGTGAACGCTCCTTATAATAAGCATCCCATTTATCGTCAAACTCTTTCTCAGACCATTTATTCTTAGACATAATCTGAGTCTTTAAGTTACGCCAATGCTCCACGTCACGATCCGTCTTGGCATCATAGTCCATAACACCTATTTTGTCGCCCACTCTGTACTTATGGAACTCATCAAAGTCTTTATCAAAACTTGTATCCCTTGTAGACTTCTTCTCCTGAGTGGAGACGTTCTGATTGTAACGCGTCGAAGGCTTCTGCTGAGTCTGAGTAGGTGTCTGTGCCTTGGGTACATTATTCTGACTGACACTGTTCTGACTCACTGTGGGTTTAAGTTCAGGAACCTTCTTTGTCTTTCCATATGTACCACTAGATAACTTCTCAAGGGCGGCCTTAGAGTATACCTTGCTATTTATAGCATTATTCTTTACTGTAACCCGTTCTCTTGCTTTATCATCACGATTCTTATAGTTCATATTCTTCTCCAAAAAAAAGGCATAAAGGTTGTTAGCCCTTATGCCTTAAACTGTATTGGTTGGTTTTATCTTCCCAAGAGGTTTTTGAGTGCCTGGATGTAGTAATTATTGGGGGTAAATGATGCGTACATACCCGGAGCATCTTCAACAGGACTATAGCTTAACTCACCCAACGGTGTATTCAATGAACCTTCAGCATTAAATGATCTTGCTGAATCAGGTAATGCCAATAACCCATAGTAAGAATTAGCCCCATTATCATTAGGGCGTACGCCTGCTCTTGCTGTATAATCTCCCAAGTTAGCAAAGTAATCGCTTTTGCCATCTGCATTTTTATAATAACCAACTCTATTGCCATTCAGTGTTCCTATGCCGCCCCACTTAGCGTACTCGTTTTCACCGTTATATACGTTAGGTGTAAACCCAGCATAGACAGTATCTCCATCATAACCATAGTCAAGATTACCTAATGCAGTAGCAAGCTCTCTATCAAGAACGCCACGGTAAGGACTTCCCATCTTATCAAGCCCTACTCCATATCTTGTATATCCAAGTGCATCTTTATCCCTTGAAGCAAAGCCTAACCGCTCTCCGTTTTTATCCCAAGCTGATGTTGTAGCTTCTCTTCCATCACGATATTTTCTTACGTCCATTTGGTTACCCCCTTATAATAGATTAACTTCGTTTGCTATTGCGCTTTTTAATATGTTGTAATAGTCATTGTTGTAGTCGTTCATCATGTTATGGTAGTTCGTGTATGCGTTCAACTTATTGCTTGTAAGAGCGTTCTCAAGTTCAATAATCTGAGCCAACTTCTGAGCCTGTGCATTAGCGACCGCATTATTGTAAGATGCCAATGCATCAGCAAGTGAACTACTATAGTTACCTTCAAGCTCTGACAGGCCACTGTTGTATTTACCTTCGATATCAGAAAGGTTAGTGTTCAGTGTCTTGTTAATGTCGTTCCGCTGATTACCATAGTTATTAGCCAGGCCTGCTAACGTGGTTTCTGTCATACCACCATTCAAGCCCATGGAACTCATCTGTTGTGCTATGTTCCTCTTAGACAGCATATTGTTGATATATGCCTGCTTCAAAGAGTTTTCTGCGTTACTAGATACGTTGTTCCTAGACCTATTGTATGAATCTGACAGTGAGTTCTTGGCTCTATTAAGGTTGGCTTCCAAGGTGTTCCGCTGAGAGTCATATGTTCCACTAAGCAAGTTCATCAAGTTAGTGTATGTGTCGTTAAGTGAACTCATACCACGATCATAAGCCCCCTGTGCAACGTTATTCATTTCATTTAGATAACTCTCATAGTCACCCTGACGGCTCTTATATGCATCAAGCAAACTTCTGTAAGCTGCAGCTGCATCAAACGTAGAAGCAGGCGCAGAGGTTTCACCCATCAAGATTCCGCTTGAACTAGCAACGGGCGTACTTGAAGCAACTGCCTTAGTGCTACCCGTGGACTTAGAACTCGTACTCTTTTTCGCGGTACTCTTAGTGGATGTAGTCGCAGTCTTCGTTGTGGGTGTTGCGGTGTACCCGTTATATCCCGGCGTATAACCCGTAAGCCCTGCCGAACCTGAAGTAGAGGAAGGATAACCATTATAACGCAGGCTACCTGATGAGTTATAAGAAGTTGTTGTCGGATAACCCTGCCCGTATTTATCGGTACTGTTATAGGCTTTCATGTTTCCTTTATAAATATTTTGTGTCGCCATTTCCTATCCCCCTTTAAATAGTTTTCCATGTTTCTTCGCCTATATATCCAGCTTCCATGCCATGATCCTGTTGCCATCTTACAACGGCCTTCTCTGTCTTGTCACCAAAGATACCATCGGCATTTCCGCATTGATAGCCATTTACATTAAGTAAGGTCTGCCATGCTTTGACGTACTCGTTACGATCACCCTTTCGTAGAATAGGTTTATTATTCAAATCTACTTGCGTGTTGTAATTCAATAATTCCTCGTAACTTACATACGATATATCAAGGTCAACATTTCCCTTAATGCCATTTATCTGCCCCTTGCTTGAATATTGCCATGCAACAAGATTAGTCACATCCGGTTTTTTCGTAGCATTGGGTTCCGCTTTTATCGTCATAGGTGAAGACGATGGGTATCTTGCTATCCACATAGGAATACTTGATAGACCTATGTATGGCTTAATGTGGGTGTTGTAAAAAGAAAGTCCAGTATAAATACCGAACTTATATCCTGCCGCTTCTATTGTGTCCTTGTAAGCGTAGATCACATCTATTAGCTTTTTACCCAACTTATTTGCTATGCTTTCTTCCTCAACATCAATCCACACCACTGTATTAAGATTATGCCGTTTAAGGGAATTTATTACTGCCTGTGCATCACTCACCGCTTTAGATGTTGTTTCAGCATAGGAATAGTTATACACACCAAACAAAGGAATGTTGTTATCTCTACACCCTTTTAAATGTGTAGCAAATAAACCATCCTCACTATTCTGTTTATTTATGATTTTGAGAACCGCAAAATCAATCTGTTGTGCAACCTTGGCATAATCAGTGACCGGGTTCCACTTAGCAATGTCTATACCCTTCATGACTCTTTTTCCTTCTTATAGTAGTTGTAATTACTGATACAAAGGATCGTACCAAGGAATGTTGCTACCGCCGTAATGGTCTGGGCTATCTTATCTCCCATGTCGCCCCAGCCCCATATATTAGAGCAGATAACAATAAGCGTTGATAATGCAGGAAGTACGATCACGCACAACCACTTGCACCATGTATACGCTGACGGTGATAATGTTTTGTCTTTCATATTCTTCTCCTTACTCACATAACCATGTGCATATAAAATAAACTAAGGCGCTCCATATGGAACCCCCTACTACTGCCAATAAAATACTCATAACGGAATATGCCCCCCTAACATAACTGTGCCGCCAACAATCAACAGGCTAAGATAATACAGAGCGAACAAGCCAAATAAAAAAGTGACAGCGCCAAGAATCCCCTTCATACCATCACCTCGTTAAAAAGTATGCTATAACTGCTGTTACCACGGCTGATAGAATGTAACCAACAAGCTGTTCCCATCGTTTACCGGGTTTGCCTTCGATTTCCTTCAACCGCAACCCCTGCTCGTTAATTTCACGAGCGATGTTTTCTACGTTGGCGGCTAAGACTTTAACGGAAGTAACCAACTCAGAGATTTGAGTTTGCTTTTCCTCGATTATTTCAATTCGCTTGTTCTGCCTTCTGTCTTCTTCTTCCATACGCTTCACAAATTCCTCGTGAACTTCCTTAGTAACAAATGTGTCCATGGTTTCTCCTATGTGTAGTTAAGTACAAGTTGTATGTAGTTATAGGTAGACGGGTTAGTCTGTTTTAGTATTAAAGGGTAGTTAATGTACATATCGTAGGCTTCGGCAAAGTATTCCCTAATGTCATCCCGTCCTTGTGGCATCATGGGATTTTTAAGCCTTTCCGCTTGCCAAATCTGAATAAAGCACGGTTGGTAGCACCACCAATACGGAGAGTGGTTTGCGTTTGAGATAGCGTGACCGACCTCATGTGTGAGTGAACTTTCACATCCCCGTTTGAACACCATGTCGATAGAGGTGACATAGCCGTTATTAACGTGCAAGGATGTGTAAGCGTAAGTTTCGTTGAGGTTTGGTGACTTCCAAGGTAGTGAGTCAACCACCGTGATGTTGGTGTGTTGGTTGTAAACGTTCCACTGTACGTTGGATGGTTGCTTTGACCATTCCGTCAGAAGTTGTGGTGTTATCTCTGCCTTGACGGGAGCGCATACCAAGATGATACACGCCCCGATAAGGGAAATTAAGCGTTTCATACTGTTATAACACCGTTTGAGATAATCAATACCGACCTATACGCAACGCTCGATGTTATCGTAAACTTACCTGTTGACGTATCAAATACGGCAGTATCAGTACCAATTACTTTTGTTATATTACCAAGCACATTCGATATTTTATAACCAACAAATACAGATGGGCTTAATGATTCTGCTTCGCTTACAATTGCAAGGAATATCGTGTGTATGTTTGAATTTTCGGGTACATTAAATGTAAAAGACGTACTGTTTCCAAAAGTTCCCGTATAGGTATTCTTGAGCATTTTGACAACATTATCCGTCAATTCCCTATTAGTCATGGCAGGAAAAGCATAAGTGCCGCCATCAAAGGAAACCATCGGATAAAAGACTTCATTATCTAATGTAATGCCACTACCTATAACAAGTTTTATCTGATATTTTGCGGCATTTGTAGGTATCGTAATTTTTGTATCGCCGCTTGTATTATTTATATCCCCAAGCCAAATATCACTTGCATTTCTAAATCCTATAACAAGTCTTTTATCAACAGATGTGCCGCCGCTTAAATAGCAATCACCAAGCCAACTTGGTATAGCTTTATATGTTGATAAAACTATCTCACTTCCACCATTACCATTGACCGTAACTGTCTTGTCGGAATTAATTGTAAATATTCCACTAGATGTTCCATCTATTGTGATGAGATTCTTCGCCCCCAACACTGCCTGTTCACTACGGGGGAAGGCAGTTGAACCGAAATAGGGTTCATAGGTGGGGTCGGTAATGGTAGCCTTTCTTATCATGGGTTTAAATACAAGGTTATTTATAACTTGACCATTAGTTATTCTAATAACAAGACCTATTTGTGTATTATCATTTGAAATGGTAAAACTACCCTCAGATTGATTTGCTCCTAATTCTAATATTGTATGTCTAGCACTATTTACTGTATCTATTACCTCAAGACCAACACTTGTGTCTTGTTTTGAAATTATATAGTCACCTCTATTTAATAAAATAGGATGTGTGTCATAGTTGCCAACCTCTTGATATCCCTCTCTAAAATGGAATGTCACTCCTGCATTGCTTGTTGCAGTTCCGTTTATGAGTATTGTTCCATCCCTTTTCACAGTAAAAGTCACTCCACTCACTTCTGCTGAATTAAATACATAAGGGTATACTATCTTATTCTTCCCACTCCACCCTACTGTTTCTTTTATTAGTTGGGTGTTGGCTGTAACTGCATCGTAAACAGCACCACTTGTAATTGGCTTAGTATCTCCGCTTGTAGGAACTGTTGATTTATTAAGTGATACATCAACGTGGAAATATTCCCCAATAGTTAAATCTTCTGTGAAATCATCATCATCAAATCCCGTACTGGGTTGTCTGTGCGCTATTATATCCTTTAGAGTTTCATGAGTAACCTCAGATGAATCCCACGGGAAGTTTGCATTATGATTTGTAATAAATGTATATATTTCCCCGTCATAAATAACTGTATTCCCAGGATAATAATTTAAGTGTTCATTAAACGTAGGATAAGTTATAGATAAATTTGCTTTACTTGATAATGCTGCTTCTACATCACCAAAGCTATCTATCGTAGTACCATCCTTAATAGCAGATATAGCACTTGTATTAGCTGATACGGCAGACGTAGTTGTGGTATCCACAGTACCATCATTCTTCAGTAACCCTGCCGTTGAACTCTTGGACACCTTGTCAGCTAAAGCAGTCTCAACATCACCAAATGAGTCTATACTCTGACCATCCTTGATTGCAGTAACTGAAGCTGCCGTAGCGTATGAAGTGGTATCCACTGTGCCATCATTCTTTAAAAGCCCGGCAGTATTAGACTTGCTTACTTTCCCATCAAGGGCAGTCGTAACACCGTCAACTATTGCCTTGGCAGAATCATCGTAGTCATTAGAGGATAGTCCCTTGCCTGATACCTTATCTACCTTGTCACTGATCGCGCTTGCAACGTATGCCTTAATACCACCCTCAGTGGCTACCGCAAGGTCATCATCGTACACGGCTTTAGTCATGTCGCCTTCGCCACCGCCACCGCCACCGCCATTTCTGGCAATGTAATCAAGGTATTCTTCTTCCCTTGTGATTGGTTCACTTGGCAATGCGGTTCCCTGCCCTGCTATGTTTGATAAATATACTTCTCTTCTGTTGTTAGGTGAATTTGGTAATGCCATGTTGTACCCCCTTTATTAATAATTCTGTATGGTTCCTGTAAAAGCTATATATGATGTATCCCACATTTCTGTATCGGAACTATATCTGCAGTAAGATTGAGAACACTTACTTACATCAAAACTACTACTTGCATACTGATGTTGATAATTACCCGTGCCATGCTCCCACCCTATAAATCTTCCGCGAGCATGGTATGTAATGTTATTCATTGTTCTCGCTACGCTAGTGGTTCTAAAGGTTGTCGATTGTCCTGTTTGTTCATTCGTTTGATATTCCTCAAATGTAAAAGGGTTTTCAGATATATAGCAAATGTTATATCCTTTCCCATAAGTTGGATGGGTAGGTGTATATGTTAATGCCATATATACTTTACTTTGATTACTTGTTATACGAGAATCTATCGTAAACAAATAAGGTGTTACACCTGAAGCATCTGCTATATAATATGCGGCTGTATAAGCAGTATTTTCTGTTACGGTCAAGGGAAGAACTATTAACGAAGATACATATGGGTCAGGATCATGGTATGCCTTTTTATAGTTATATCCATCACCACCATCACCAAAAAACTGTTTGGAATACCCATTAACCGAAACGTATGCCTTTACAACCTTTTTGGACAAAACCTGATTGCCCACTTTAACAGGCACATACATCTTCTTTACTTCCTTGGATATATGACTCCCTGATGATTCAATTGGCACATAGAATGTTTTTGCCATATCACGCCTCGTAAACTAAATAAATCGTGTCTTCGTCAAGTGCTACACCTTCGCCTATATCTGTGGTAGATACAACGAATTTCCTGAACGGGTTGTATGTGTTAGCATCTACAATAGCTGCAAACGCTAACTTCAACCACGCATCGTTTTCGTATCTGTAAAACTCCCTGTACTCATCACTTAAACCGCCGTAGAATTTGAGATCACCTAACTCTCCGCTACCACTTGGCGGTGTAATACCTGAGTCACCGATGAACTTCTGAAAACCACCCGTCTGTCCCGTAGTCGGTATCGTGTTTCCGTTGTATGTAGGATTACCGCTACTATCCTCAGATAACTTATTAAGAGCCGACATATTGGAATGAGTGTGCTTCTTATCCACCGCATCGGCTATATCTGTATTTGTCTGAGTGTAGCTATCCAATAATGACTTATTGCTATGCGAGTGCTTTTTATTAACGGCATCCGACAGATTTGCTTCTGTCTGCTCGTATGTATCAAGCAGACTCTTGTTAGAGTGCGTATGCGCTGAACCCTGAAGGGTAGTTACGCTTTCGTTGATACTTGTGATAGCAGCGTTGATAACCTTATTCTGTACGGGGTTGGCGCTTGAATCTGACATAGCAGAATCAACTGTGATCCCACCACCTTGGGCAAGTCCGTTAAGTATTGCCTGTACTGTATTGCCTGTCATTCCTGACGGAGCAACAGCACCTATTAAAGCTGCAGCCGTAACATCCTCTAACTCGTCAATAAGGTTGTTTACCTTGGGGGCAACAATCTCTTTTGCGGGCGCATCAAACTCACGCTTTAACTCCGCGGCTGATATAGCAGGCTGATTAGGTAATGTGGTCGCTCCCCTACTCTTTAAATCTTCTTCTGTTATCTTTGTAAATCCCATATGCTCACCTCTTGTAGTTTCCGTTTTCTACATATTCAAGAGCTAAATCAAGCAAGCCTAAAGGCTCGTTTAACTTATCGTTCTCAACCCTGAACCTTGCCTTATCTACTCGTCTTACTCTCATCTTGGAATGTACTACCTTATCTGTAGCATCCGTACCAAACGAGAAGCGTTCAAAGTCAACGTGTTCAAAATCGAAATAGATGCCTGTCAGCTTATCTTCTTTTACTAAGTTCCATAATCCAAACTTCCTTGCATATAAGTTGACCGATGTTCTTATAGCTGCGCGGATTCTTAATGCCACATACTTGAAAGTCTTATTCTTATAGAACAGTCTTCCGTCTAAGTCAGGAGTTTCCCAACAACAGTAAATCTTTTTACCGTCATCGTTGTAACTCTCAAGCGCATCAATGTCGGTACTGAACTTGCATATAGCTCCGTTCTCTGTACCTATCCATAACGCATCATCGTCAACCCACATCGTGTAAGCGGGAACATGGGTACAAAAAAATCCGGCATACTGCCTTGTAGCGTATGGCTCGGACTTATCGGTTCTTGTGGCCTGTAGACCATCAAGGATATATAGATTATCATTAACCGCTAAAACGTATTGGTCTTTGAACATTACGGCCTTGGCGTTTTGTAGGTTCTTCTCTTTAGTGAGCAGGCCATCCAAGTAGAATGATCGTTTCTGCGAATACTTCTCACCCGTAATATCCTGTGGTGTTATAGCATATATACCCAACCTTGTAAGGAATAACGGTTCTGTCGGCATATTACCAAACGCATATGGCGAAACAACTCCATCACCTAACAAGGTGTTTACCAATTTGAATGTCGGCTCTGATACTCCCGTGATGGGATTCTCAAACAACTCTCCCTGTCTTATAAATACGGCAGGCGTGTTATCTATCTTATTCTTAAAGGTAGCTAAGTAACCATTGACTATCGCATACCCTACAACACCGCTTGATGCGTTACCTATTACCGAATATCCCGTATCAGGGAAGTAGGTGGGATCGTTCTGTTGTGAGAAGAAATCCCAATTCGGATAAGCAGGGTTCCCACTAAGGAACAGTCTGTCCATTGCACCATTGATGCCGTATAACGTGCCTATGGTACAATCTGTGACTCTCTCCTTATACCCTGATATCGTCTTATATGCGAGTATCCTTACATTGTCTTCCCCGGATATAGGACTCTCACCCGGTGCGGTATTAAATAAAACTTTTCCTGTAGCTCTCGTTACAAGGAAATCTGTGTTTTCAACCTTCAATACCCATTCACCCTGACCATTAAGAACCCACGCTTTTACTTCTGTCTGGTCTAATTGGTTGAATGACAATTGGAAAGACGTTGCAGATGCATGGTCATGGTCTACGGTAAACTGTTCGTAGAATCCGGGCTGAAGCATATTGATAGGCTCATAAGATGTACCACCACCATTAGGAGCCTTACCGATAGTCACTAACGGGATATAGCCTTCCGTGGATAATACCTCTACGGTATTCTGACCTATCGTGTATCTGTATATATCTTTGCCGTCAATTATGATTAACTTATCGTTTATCTGCCATGACTGACTTACATACTCGTTTGCTCCGCTATGTATCTTGGTTATAAGGTCACTTGACTTTGACTTATGGTAAAAGTCCTTTCCTATATGGTAGATAAAGTGCTTGGAAGATAAATCATAATCCGTTTTAAGTGTTATCTTCTGAACCTTTACTTTATCCAACACGATTGTGCCTGTGGCATCTTCGGAAAGCTGATTAAACTCTATATCTAACTTGAGTGTTTTTATAAAGTTGGCACTCTCAAGGGTACAGTCTGCACTGCCGTAGAACTCTACATAACCATTATAGTTATATGAAAATTCCTTTTGCCTTATAGGACACTCATTTCCACGTCTATCAAGTAATGATAACGTGAGTGAATTGATAACTATCGGCTCAACGTTATATGCGGAGTTTGCTATGGTTAAATAAAAACTTACCTTTACAAATCCTTCCTCGGTATCGTGTGCGTCCTGAATAGGTAACCTTACTGATCGTGACGACTGTCCCGCTCTCGGTGTTATATTGGCTGAAACCCTGTCTTTCTTGGCAGTGTTCTTAGAATCAATTATATATATGTCTTCGATATTAAATCGGTTGCCATCATCTTCAGGAGCTGCAGACCATTCATAATCTTCGTTCTTCTGATAGGTCACAGACATATTCTTTATCTGTACCGTTGTGCTTGCATCCCTTTGTTTAAGACCTATCTTATAAGCCTTGTATGAACCTAATGTATACTCCCTTGAGAAGTGTGCTGATACTCCACCTGAGTCAGGTATCGTGAAGACTGAGTTCTCTCCACCTTCCTCGTAGATATATAAGTAAACAGCATCATTAGTTAAATAATCAAAATCAATCTGTACGGGTGTGTATACGTTCTCTTCAGGATTGCAATAGAACTGTTCTGCAAACCCATATAATTCTGTTAGGGTGTCAGTCACCATAATGGTTTCCCAATTATCCGATGTCTCTAACACTCTGTTGACATTAACTATCCTGTTGCCTACGTTAGTTCCTGATACTATAGAGTGGCATCCGAATACAGGCTTGGAATAGTTTGTCTTTATCCACATACCGTCACTGTCTTCAGGAGCTGCTGACCAGGGTAATGCTCTCCACTCATCAAGTGTGGCTGCCTTAGTCGTGCTACATACACGCAAGGATTTTATCTTCAGATAGTTCCCATCAGTGTATGAATCTCTTTCAAACCTTATGCGGTAAGGCTTTGTCCTGTCCGTATCAGGGGTATCAGGGAAAGCACAGAAAGTAATGGGATTATTCTTTCTTTCGCCCACCACTGTGGCTACTAAAGAATCACCCGTAGTGAAATCAAGATATATACTGTAATTACCTACAGCATCTATATCCATGTAAACTGCATATAAACAGTCACCATTTATAAGTGGTATCTCGCCTTCATAGAATGAAACAATCGTATCTTCGTCTTCTTCACCAAGATATATCGACCATTCATCCGATGTATCTCTTGCCCTGTTTACATCGTCCGTGGTATGGAACAGATAATTTGTTTTATATCCTGTTCTCTTACGAACTTTTCCCGGTACAAGGCGAACCATGTTCTCGGCATTGGGTGAACGTACTTCATCCATATTGGTTCCTGAGTTGGTAAAGTCCACACCAAGGAACTGATCTATGTCAAATATCTGTCTGCTAGGTGATAGCTTTGTATTTGCATTGAACTTAACAGCCATTAAATCCACCCACTCTCGCTAGTAAACTTCTCATATGCCGACAAGTTGGCAGAATTAACAAGTCTTTCAAAGCCAACTTCAAACTCATTTCTGTAAGATGTTGCGACGCCCATATCGTCGTCCTTGTATAACTGTGATGCCATGTATAACGGCAACAGAACATATACTTCAGGGTCGATAGGTAACTCATAACTATCTTCAGTTAAAGGAGTTATCTCGACGGGATATGCCCTGTAATAAACAGTGAACGAGCCTATCATATCCCTGTCTAATACAAGCGTCTTAGTTCCTTCCTGATAGAAGTCTGATGTCTGTAGATAGGTCTGATAAGCGCCTTCATAAAATACACCCTGTGGGTCTATCATGTAAAAGTCAGGGGCAAGCTCCTTTAAGTCATACTTAACCTTGTCGGTAAACGGTACAACATCATCCGCGGTAGCAAACCTCTCTTTATATATGGCTACATTTTTTAATCCCATGGGGTAGGATGTTACGAACTCTAACTTGACGGGCTTCTTCAATACGTTAGGAATAAGCCCCTTATAAACTGTGTATGCCTTATTGTCTATATCAATAGTATCAATCTCGACATCATCAACAGATATTTTGCAAGTGCCTGTTCCGGCACACTCAAAATAGTATGATTGACCTTCATCAGTCTGGTATGAATAACTGTCAGAAAACTCATGTATAGGGTCAGACACAGATTCAGATACAAGGTTCTTGATATCCAACTGAGTTATCTTGACTTCTTTTGTTATGAACTTTCCTGCGGTCGCAAGTAAAGCCAACCCTTCGTTAGCAACGTTGGGCATAGCGGTCAGATAACCTATCGTGGATTCATCCTCTATTATCGTGTTGTCTGCCGAAAACATTTTCTGTAATGTGGCAAGTTTTAAATCATACCATGTACTCATGATTAACCCTCTAATCTTGCGATCAATTCTTCCTTAGAACCTTTAGCATCAAGTCCTTTATCCGCGCACATCTTCTTTAACTGTGCATATGGTACGGAACTCAAGTCTTCGTTGGTTTCTTCTTTTACTTCCTGTTTAGGTTGTTCAATTAAAAGCGCTTTGGACGAGATTTCTCCCGTCCATGCGCTCTCATATCTATCTCCGACAACCTTTGTAACTTTATAAATCATACCCCCGTCTTCGAAGGTATCACCTACTTTAAGTCCTTTAGTTATCATACGATTTTCTCCTTACTATAATGTTTCACCTGACTGTGCGCCACCAAGGATGTAAGCAGCCCAGTTATTAAAGCCTGCGCTCCAACGAGCATATCCTGACCACTCAAGGTTGCGTGACTTGTTAAGTACCTCATTAGATACATCAAGTGCAACACGATCAAAGAATACACCAGCATTAAGCTCACGCTGTGCTTCTGAACTCATGAGGATGTAAGGGTTCGTGCCTGAAGCAGCTTCCCATCTGTGGTTAACAATGAGCTTCCAAATACCCTTCTGAGTATTGATGTCATTGTTAGGTGATCCGATTATCTGTGTTGAGTTAATCAACCTCTTGAGTAAGTCCTCAAGTACCGGGGTATTGCCGGGAATGATAATAGTATCAAAGGTGTAACCCATAACCTGACCTGACTGATTCTTGAAGTTACGTCCGATATTAGCCAGCTTATAAAGAACTGTCTGATCCGGGATAAGTGAATTTGTAAATACGTTACACTGTGCGGGAACGCCCGTCTTCTTACCGGGATGATCCGTAGCAAAGAGAGCCTTGCCGTCTCCTGTGGTCTTGTCATATGACTTACCGCCATACATGAAGGTTGCGCCTTCAGCTACAAGACAATCAGAAGCGTACTGCGCTCTTGACCTCTTGTATGCACGAACAAAGTTTGCTGCCGTCTGCTTCATAAGATCAATATTGCCATCATCCTTTGCTTCTCTTGTACAAGTAAAGGTCTTGATGAACTGATGATGCTCAATCAGCTTGCTGAAGCCCATCTGATAATCATCAGCTATACCATTATCGCCTTCGGATACTTCCTGGAAGTTACCGAACTCAGTCATTGATCCCTGCTTCTCACCGAACTTATTAGATGTCTTTACGTTATAAAGAGACTTAACAAGCTCGTCGTCCTTATTCTTTTCGGTATCCGTATCCTGGATAACCATAGATAACTCGGTATCTATTACTTTCCACGCTTCGTCATTCTGACCACCGTGCTTTGAAAACATTACTGCCATTTCTTATACCCCCTTCCTTATGCAAACCTTCCGACTATCTTTGTGCCGGTAACGCCACCATTGTTAAGTATCTGGAAGATACCTGATGCGGTAGTAGCGGTAGCTTTTTCGCCTGTTACAGTTACCTTTTCGCCTGCCTTCAGTGACGATCCATCTGCTGAAAACTCAGTCTCAAACTCATACTCAGGAAGTACGGGTATAACTGCCAGCTTGTCGCCGGTCTTAGCAACAGTAGTCTTGCCTGTGTATACAAACTCTGCGCTTGTTGAAGATGTTACTGCGGTGCCTGCTGAACCAAAAGCAACAAGGCAACCATGGTTGTAAGTAGTGGCGTTAGTAGCAACGATTTCTTTCTCTATAGGAGTATCGTTGTTTTCAGCCCTTAAAAATTCAAATGCCATTTTTTTACCCCCTTTTAATTTAGGTGAAGTTGTCCTGCGACCTTTTTGTAAAGCTCGCGTATCTGTTTCTCTGTCTTCCCTTCGTTCTTCCAGCGGTTCATAATCTCTGCAGGGACTTCCACATAGTCTTCTGTCTGTGCAACTCCCGTACTCTGTGAAGGTAAATGCTCTTTACCTCTCATCTGATTGATGGCCTGCTGTCTAGCTGCTTCGCTCTGATGCTGCATAAAGGTGTCAAAGTTGACCATCTTATAAGCATCAACAATGGAAGCACCGCGATTAACACGGTCTAAAATCTCAGGGAAGTTAGGCAGTGCTGATAAGTCTTTGATGCCCTTTATGTTGGGGTCATACTTGCTTAACTCTGCCAAATCGTTTTGTAGTGCCTGCTCTGCTTCTGCCATCTTGCTATGCTGAATGACTTGCTGTGCCTGCATCACTACGGGGTTAGACTCAATCATCCTGTCGATCATTGAAGGGTCTATCCCTTTGTCCTTTAACTCCTGTTCCCTTGCCTGTCTCTGCTGTATAGTCAGAGCATCTACATAGTCGCGAACATTAGTTATAGGCTGGCCTGTTATGGGATGTGTTACTCCCTGGCACATTGCGCTTATCTGCTGATTAAGTGAACCTAATTCGGATTCATACTTACGCTTGGCATCTTCTTCTGCCTTACGTCTGATAGCAGCGTATCGCGCGTTTTCCTCGGCTGATTGCGGTTCCGGCTCGACGGCTCCGTCATTCTGTACGTCTGTTTGCTCACTCTCAACTTCGGTAGGTGTCTGCTCGGCGGGTTCAGACTCGGTTACGCCTTCCTGTTCCTCAACGGAAACTTCGTAATTTTCTTCCATATAAACTTTTCCTTTCGTAATTTTTCCGCGTTTACTTGCGTAATCTATGAACTAAAAAAGAACCCTTGCGGATTCTCTTAGCCAATCGGTTGTTCATTTTTAACTGTCTCAACCACCTTTTCGTAATTCGGACACGACCTGTTGAGACACTCTAAGTCGTACTCTACAAATAACTTGGTGGGTTTATCAGGCGTATTGTCGTTCTCTATGACATTACGCGAGTGGGTAATCCTCATTTCCACTTGGCATAACGGGCATTTCATTAGGTATTCCCCCTTGCATCATCATCTGTTGCTGTTGTTCCTGTATCATCATTTCAACCTGAGAAAGGATATCCCCGGCATTAGGGTAATGGTTCTTCTCCATTAACGACCAATAGAGTCTCATTGTCTGAGGATCGCCTAAGTTACCAAAAGCACCTGACTGTAGCTTCATGTCTATCTGTTGCCACATTGCTTCCCTGTTTGCCATCATGGTAGATGTAGGGTCAGTCTCAAACATGAACTCATCGTTCCAATAGTATTCCCCTGCGGAATCCTGTTTGATGAAATCGGTCTTATCCAATATGTCAAACTGTTGCTCACCCTTTGCGCCTATACCCGTAATCGGTAGCGGGTCATCTGCATAAGCAAGCCAAAACTTAAACATATATTCATAGAGCTTCGCATAAGCATCATTCTTCATGACTCTCTTGGATTCAAGACGTCCAGCAGCCTGATTGATTGAATACTGCTTTGCGGTTCCTGAAACAGCAGAAGGGTCGTATTTACCCTGAAACGCATCGGTAATACCTAATGTGGAACGTGCGTCCTCATACGCTTTATTAACCATCTGCATATCCTGATTGATGTTTACTTGCATATTCAAAACATCTATCATGGCTTTCTGCTGCGGGTCATCAAGACGCGCTATCTTTAATTCACTGTCGGTAGTCTCAACCTTGATACCTCTTGGTAAGGTAACGATGGAACCACCCTTTATGGTTTTCTCTACGGCCTTAGAACCAACTTTTTTAATAACATCCTGTTGGTCTTCAATGACCTTTACATCAGAAAAGCCCAACAATGAGTTGAGCTTTGATACATTCTTACGGACTACCAAAGGAAATACGTTAGGCTTGTAGTAGTCTATGTTTATTACTTCCTCTGCAGCTACCTCTACGGGTTCACGCGTTATAAGGTTTATGCTTGCTTCTCTCATGATAGGGATGTGGATTTCCTGAGTCGTGTCCTCGGTTTCCTCAAACTTCTTGGAACCACACATAGGACACTCTTTCTCGTCGGTAACATATCCACACTCTTTACACTTTCTAGTGATCCTTGCCTGATAATCCTCAAGGTCTTCTAATGTATAGTCATCACACCACACGAAACGGCCTATTTTGCCGTCGTTCTTGTAGTAGACGGTATTTACTGTAACGATGTCTGTATCAAGCCCTGTTTCGCCCTGTGCGTCCCTTATATCCTTATACTCTTCGTGGGCATCTTGTACATCAACGCCATACTTCTTCTTAACTGCGTCCTTAGTCTGTGCGACCTGGACGAAGATATAATCCATATCCTCTATATTAGAAACGCCGGGTTGCGGTATAACCTGACGTGGGTTCATTTCTTTTACGGTGACATCACCATAATTCGAGTGGAATCCTAAAGAGTTATCCCATTCAACTAAGAAAAAGTCACCACCCTGTACGGGAACGACTCTTTCCATTTGGTCATTGATGATAGACAACTTGAGCATCTTAACCTTATTGACTAAGGCTTTCTCAATAGAGCGCGCCAAGTCCTCATCACCTTCATGAATGGCTGTAACCTTTGGCATGGGTATTGATGAATCAACCTGAGACTCTATCAACTCATATGCGATATTCCTGACGTTAATAGCCAAATCATGTGCGCCATAATTCTTATTAGGATTGCCGTTTACTTCCCTTGTACCTTCATAGACTTTCTGATTAGTCTGTATCTGCTTTAAGGTACTTGAGTAGGCTATCCTTGCGTTTTCCAACTTACCGCGCCATTTATCTCTTTTCTTGTCTTCAGGTTTGGGTGCTATTGTCTTCTGGACTTTATCCATAATCGTCTTTAACCTCATGTGGGTTCTCCGTACTTCTTTAATAGGTAATCCCTATCTTCTCCACTGGCGTTTTCTATATCTTCTAAGATGGAGTTGTGATAACGAGTCTCTATTGTCTCGTAATCTATCTCCGGGGTTCGTACCCACCAAACACAAAAAGACCTTAACGAGTCCACATCATGAGTAAGGTCATGTGGGTCTTTGGCGTATACGTTAGGTCTTTTCTTATCTTTCTGTATTTTCTGTAAGCATCTATATAAATTCGGTGCGCACCCATCAAGGATGGTCAATCTTGCTTTTTCCCCTACGACTTTTAGCCACTCTTTCATGGATGCACACCCAGAAGGAAAGTCTCTACTTGTTTTTGTAAGGTTTATCCTGTTCTCTGAGAATATAATCGCCCTTGATTTACCCGTGACCTGGTCTCTTGACCATAAATCGGACGGTGCAAGCCAGTATTCTATCTTCTCATCGCTTGACATTGACCGTAAAATGTCACAAGCAGCGCCTATTGTTTTATCAGGTGCGTCATATTCCCTGTATATTTGGGCATTTCCCTTGGTATCGACCTGAATCCAATGGGCTGATAGCATATCCAAACCATAGTCAATGCACACATAGCGCCTTAATTTACCTTCTAACTCAATATTAGTAATGTGCGTTTCCCTTTTTACTTCAGGGAAGAACGATCCGCCCGGTACTGTTAAGGCTTCTTCTATAGTTGCAGGGTACTCTTGGGTAATCATGTCACCCATAGTACGCTTGGTCTGTTCATACCACTTGTCATCCCTTCTTGGGTCGGCATACCAAGGGATGAATATTTTGTTAAACCCGTTATCAGGGTCAGTAAATACTTTTTCAAAGAACGAACCGCGCTCAATGGTGGATAATCCGATGACCTGACCACCACTAGGACGGTTGATAGTAGGATAACCCGCTTTCCATATGTCTTCTGCAAACTGCTGGAACGCCCATTCATCAAAGACTATTAAGTCTGCGGTGAATGAACGAGCTGCATTAGGTGATGAAGGAAAGCATTTAAAGACCGAATCCGGCTTATCAGGGTAATGTATCGTTAAGATAAGGGATGTATTCTCCCATGTAGCATTAACCCAATTAACAGGCTGGTCTTTCTGCGGCGCAAACAGTGACCGCATATTATCAAGGATGACCGACATTCTTCTTATAAGCTCTTGTGCTTCGTCTTCTGTCCTTGATAGACCGATGACTGTACGCCCCGGCCGTAACATCTTCCATAAAGCATAGTGTAGGACTAACCATGTGATACCTAACTGTCGTGCTTTTAGGATCACGTTCAGCTTATTGTCTCTGAACTGCCTTAACGCTTCTCTCTGTTCATCCCATAATTCAAAGGGCTGTATCAGGACTTCTGCGTCCTTATCTTCTATATGCCCGTATGTATCAACAAAGTATTCAAGATGATCTCGGCAATAGTCGTATTCTATTTCCCTCAGCTCGTGAGGTTTTAAAGTAGATAAATCCATACACGCAAAAAGGACGATTGCGTCTCTGACAACCGTCCTTACAAGGAGATTAAAAAGTAAGAGTAACTGTTTTGGATGTAAAACGTCTTCTCAAAGTTTTTTCCAGTAACATATTACCGCATATCTTTTATCAATTTCTATCAAGTAAACTAAATTTATTCAGATATTTTTGCATATTCATCTAACGCTGACTGAAACATCGTATAAGTCCATTGATAAGACTTGCCTATCTTCTCTGCTGTCTTCTCCATCGTGTAATTCATGAAGTAGTAGTAGAAAAGAACTGTTCCAAGTGATCGTGGCTCCACTAACCGGACTTTACCTAAACACCGGTTCTTATACTCTATATCCTCTTTTACCAGCTTCGTAAGTCTCGTTTTGTATTCATCTATCCTTATCAGGGCTTCCGCTATCTTGTCTTTATGGCCGCCAGAACTGTTTACTATCTCATAGCTCGGCGTCATCTTCGTTGCCAGTGTCATTAGACGCTCTATCTCTAACTCCACTGATCTTATGTCTTTCTCAATGTCCTTAATGTACCTTAACTCTTTCTTCGCTTCTTCTTGTGTCATATTCTCCCTCAATTAAACCACTTAATAATCGTGTCTCCCTTGTAACCCTTCTCCCAGACATACCACGCTAACGCTAACATTGAACTTGTCTTCTTAAACTCTCCGTTCGTGTAGCAGCCTATTCTGGATGATGATACCCAAACCCGGTGGGGGGGGTGTTCTCAAACATGGCCTTGCGCTGCTTCCCTTCAAGGAACTGCAATTTAAGGAACATACATACCTTATTCCCTTCCGGTACTAACTCTAAGGCGTGTTCTATAAACTCTTGCGCGTATTTGTATGGTGGGTTCGTAACTATATCCCCGTAATAAGGATCATGCACATCAAAGAAATTCACTCCACCTTGGCCGAAACCTCTGTCTACTAAATCTGTACTCAACACTTGATGCCCGTGTCTTAAAAACACTTTAGACAAATGACCGGCTCCACAAGCAGGCTCCCATATTCTCTTGTTTAAGTCTTCGATTTTACATAGCCACTCAGCAGCAATAGGATTTGTAGCGTAAAAGTCATTATCTGCTCTATCCTGTTCGCTCATGTTATGGCTACCGATAAATCTACTGACTACCTTATAGCCGTCTTTCATCTGTCTCCTTCGCGAAGCGAAAAATTTTTACGGATTTTTAGCGTCCTATGCTCTGCTCTATCCGTCTCTTAAATGTTTTCATATCTATATTCAACTCATGGGCTATTTCTCTTACCCATTCGCCGTCAGGATCATTTTCTTGGGGTAAACCCTTTGAGCAGTTATCGCAATCATTCATTGGTACTACCCCGGTCTTATCTATACATAATTTTCCTTGCTTCAAACCCGCATAAATACTGGTTAAAACTCTTGATACGGGTATTGAAAACTCTATCTCATTTGGTATTCTTGCACTTACTATCTTGCTATTCTTTGTTGGCATAAGGGTATACCCCACTCCTTTTTCTATTGTCTTTTTTTTCTATATTTCCCTTTGTTATGCGTTTCTTTAGGGGTTTACCCCATTTCCATTTTTATATAATTTCTGCGAGCGAGACG